AAGAAGCCGGAGAACTTGTCCTTGACCCAGGTCCAAAGGTTATCCCACAGCTTTGACACAAGGTCGCTGCTGCCCTTCCACAGGCCGGTGATCTTATTCCAGCCGCCTTCGATAAAGTCCCCTACCGCCCTGAAGGGCGCTACGACCGCGTCCTTGATGGCCATGAACCCGTCAACGGCAAACTTGAGCAGCTTCCCGAAGATGACCACCTTGAGGAATCCCACGATGGTATTCCAGACTCCGGCAAAGATCTCGCTGATCCCGTGCCACATCTTCGACCAGTTGCCGGTGAAGATGCCTCCGAGGAAGTCTAGAATTCCCTGGAAGAACTCGATAACGCCCTTGACGAGCTGCACGACTCCCGAAAAGAAACCCTTGATGACGTCGATCAGGGGGCCGCCGAAGACGTCTAGAAGCCACTTGATTACCGGCTTCAAAAACTGCATGACGTTGGCCAGGTCGTCAACCACGGTGCTGATGAGCTTGCCTGCATCCTTGAACAAGGGCTGCATTTTCTTCCAGGCCCAATCGAGCAGCGGAATAAGCTTCTGGTCTATCCACTGGGCCAGCATCGCTAGAATCGGCTGGATCTTCGACCAAAGGTTTTCGACCTTCGGGATCAGAACCGCAGTGATCCACTTCTCAAGCTTCTGGAACGCGGGCAGGACGTTCTTTTCAACGAACTTGCCGACGTCCCGAATGATCGGGGCCACGTCCTTAGCAATGTCCTTGCCGATGCGCATAACGACAGGCGCGATAGCCTCGAACACGCGAACCCCGCTCTTGACGAGCGGGATAACATCACGCATCCAGATCTGGCCGATCTGGCCAAGTGTTGGGATCAGGACGCCACGAACGAACTTGCCCAGTTCGGCAAACGTCTTCATAAGCGGGCTGCCGCCGGAGCCGCCGCCCTTCCCCGAAGAGAATGCATCCCATACCTGCGTGCCGAACTTCTTAAACTCCGAAAGATAGTGCGGAAGCTTCTCAACGAACGGGTCAAGGAACGCCGCGAGCTTCGGCGCAACCTGCATGTAGAGGTGCTGCACCGTGCTTTCAACGGTCGCCCGCAGCATGTTGAACGTGCCGGAAAGACCCTTGGACTTGGCCTGAGCAATGGCGTTAGCCTCGCCCGTGCGGTTCATGAGGTCCACATACTTCTGAAGGCCACCGCCGCCCTGCTTAATCGCAGCAAGGATCGGCTCGACCCCGCGAGCCCCAAAAATATCCTTCAGGTACGGAGCAATCTTCTCCAGGCTGTGAGCGTCAAGGCCCTTGCCGAACTTGTCTTGAAGCTGCTGGAAGATGTCACCGAGAGGCAACAGCTTGCCCTTAGCGTCGAACGCCTTCAGGCCGATGGCCGCAATGGCGTCAGAGGCCTTCTTAGTAGGCGCCGACAGGTTCAGGAGCATCTGACGGAACGCGGTGCCCGAGTTCGTTCCTTGGATACCCGCGTTCGCATACATGGCCATGACACCGGCCGTAGTCTGAAGATTGATACCGAAGTCATTCGCGGCAACGCTGACGTACTTGAGGCCGTCCGCCATGTCCTGAAGCGTCTGCGTGCTGGTGTGCGTCGCGTTCGTCAGAACATCCGCAACCATCCCCGAATCCTTGGCCTTCAGGTTGAACGAGTCGAGAATCCGAGTCATTTCCTTGGCCGACTCGGAATAGTCCGTGTTCGTCGCCTTGGCAAGAGCCATGGTCGGCACGAGCTCTGTCATACCGTCGTGAGCGCTAGCCCCAGCCTTAGTCAGGTCGTACAGCGCCTCGGAAGCGTTCTCAACCGTCTGGCCCATCTGCGCGAAGGCCGGAGCCTGCGCATAGATCTGGTTCTCCAGGGTCTTCATCTGCGCATCGGTCGAGTGCGTGAAAGCCTCAATGGCGTTCAAGTTCTGCTCATAGCCCGAGCTGATTTTGAAAATCTCGGCCGCAGCAACACCAGCCGCAGCAACGGCCCCGGCCGCGAAAGCGCCGATGCCCAAAGCCACATGACCAAGGCCCGACATGATGCCGCCGCCGTGCGCGTCGGCGGACGAATGGGCCCGCTCAAGCCCATGCGACAACTCGTCAAGAGCCGAGACAGCCCCGAGGGCATCACCGGCAATGACAACCCTAAGAATCCGCTCACCAGCCGCCACGGTTCACCCCCGCATCCCGTAGAGCCTCCGCATAGCCGAGATAAACCCGGTACTCGGCTAGCGTTAGTGTTCTGATCTGGGCTGGAGTCCAGCCGAAGAACCGGGAGATAAGCGCCCAGTCCTTAAGCCGATCCAGCCTCAGCCGTTTCCCTCTTCGTCCTCCGAGGCGAAATTCAGCTCCGAAATCTTGACGCTGCGGGTGTCCTCGTACGTGTAGCCCTCGACTTCCTTCCGCTTGGTCAGGAAGACCAGCGCCCGGATAACCGACACGGGCAAGTGAGCTTCCTTCACAGGACGCCCCTTGGCGTCGAGCACGGGCTTACCGTCCTCATAGATCGGCTTAGCCTTCAGCGCGTCCTGAAGCGACTTGCCGGTCAGCGCCTCGAAATCCTCCAGGTCGCCAAGGTCCAGGTTTTCCGGGTCAAGGTTGATAGCAGTCATGATGTTTCCCCCATGAAAAAGGCCCCGCGCGGGGCGGGGCCGGCCAACGGCTTTAAAGAGACTCGCCGGTCTCCGTGACTCGGAACCCGGCCATACGCATCAGCGCCAGCATGGACGCCATGTACTCGACTTCAATCTTTGCCCGCTCATCACGGATCGCCGGATACAGGAAGTAGCCAACGCCGTTTGCCGGGCCTTCGCCAGCAACCCACTGGTTGCCGCGCCACGGCTTGAACTGGTTGTAGTGCTTAGCGCCGAACTCCGCGCCAAACGCGAACGGCATACCCCGGCCAAGGCGAACGCTCGACATTCGGGTTGCCTTCGCAGTGGCCAGACTTCCAGCCGCCTTAGCTGCAACGCCGCCTAGCGCCGTTGCCTTCGACGTAGCGGCATCCTTCACCAGGTCGGCCGCCCTCTTGTTGACGTTGCCGACTTCCTTAGCCACCTCCGGGGCAGTGGCCTTGACTTGCCTAAGGAACTCGTACAAGCCCTCAACCTGAATCTTTTGGCTGAAGTCGTTTGAGTACGAGCCCGTAAACTGTTTGCCCCGGCCCTGCCCCGGCTGGTATGGCATCAGTAAGCGACGTCCTTCGACGTGTAAACGATGCTGATAGGCGACGTTGTGCCGTCGTCCAGAACCGCGCCGGTCAGCGGCAGCTCGGGAATCTTCGCCCCGTCAATGTGGGGGGCTCCGGCGTCGAACCGCGCGTTCGGAATGTTGATCTGAAGCGCGCCACCCTGAGGGGTCGCGAAGTTCGCCACAATCGCAGCCATGGCCCCGGCGTTGACCGCCGCAGCAACACGGTTGTACTGCGCCACCCCGTCGTATTCGCCCTTCAGCTCCCACGAGATAGAGCGCATATCCTCTTCAAGCGGCTCCTTCTTGACGCCGCCGTTGGCCATGAAGTAGCGATCGACCTTCAATTTGTTGTCGCCCTTGACCGTGAAGTCATGGGCGGCGAACGAGGTGCCGCCGATGGTGACGGTGCCGCCCACATAGGTGAAGATCTGAGACGCCGCCGGATAGGTCGGAGTGGACAGCGCGAAGGCGCCCGTTCCGGCGCCAATCTTCTCCGCAGCGAAATCGAGCGTGAGGCTCATCCCAAGGACGCCGTCGACAGCGGCGGTCAGCTCCCAGTTGTGAATCTTGCCGCCCGTGTACGTGTACGGCGTCAGCACGCCGTCAGTGGAGTACCGGGCCGCCTGCCAAGTGGTCGAGAGACCCTGAAGCGGCGCGATAGTCGCCGTGTACGGCGTGAACCCGCCGGTAGCGGTACCGACCGCAATGGCACCAAGCATGTGCTTGAAGATCAGGCCGAAATTTGTGTCCTGAATCTCCATCTTCACGGTGCCGTCCGCACCCTTAGGGTTTGGCGCCCAGCGGTCAACCCGCAGGATCCGGCTACCCGCACGCACGCCCTTGGCGTCGATACGCGGATACTTGCCGGTGATCGTCTCGTTCTCCAGCTCGAAGAACCGTGCCGCCGGAACACCCGTGTTGTAGATGGTCTCTTCAGCGCACCCTAGAAAACTGTCATGGACGTTGTTAACCATGTCAGCCGGTCACCCCCGTAACTGGCGCAAGGACCGGCGGAGTCGCCGGGTCGGTCGGGACACTCACGGCCGGAGCCGGAGCAGGATCAGAGGCCGGAGCCGGAGCAGGAGAGTCCGCGGGCGCGGCTGTAAAGCTGTCGGCCGGCGCGGCCGGAGCCGGGGCCAGGGCTGGCGCAGCAGCCGAAACGAAAGACTGGAGCAGCAGCGAAGCCGCCAGGTCATCGGAGACCGGAACCGGAACGCCCCGCGCGAACAGAACGCCGTCAGGCGTGACAACGGCCTCGGACGGGCCGGTGTAGATGATGGACTGAGACAAGAGAACCCCCCGTTAGACGCGTGCGGTAACCCGCAGCTCCCCGTGTAGCTGGCCCACCCAGCGGTCATCAGCCGGGAAAGAGACCAGCCGACCAGGGCTGTAGATGGACGTGACGACCCAAGGAAGGCCGAAGCCCGGCCCGGCCTTGAAGAACATTTCGACCCTGGTATTGATGGCGGTCGCCTGCGTCTCGACCTCGAACGCGGATGAGCCCGTTAGCGCCACCTCGGAGATAACGTCCAAGGTGAACGTCTCCTCTTTGGTGCGAAGGTTCTTCCACGCGACGTGATCCCAGCGGATACCGCCCAACAGGATCAGTTGCGTTGTCTGGTGCTTAGGGTCAGCACCCCACATGACGTCAATCTCGGAAAGGTTCGGGTCAGCCTGCATGGCCTGTTGAACCGCCGCCTTAACCAGTAGCGCGTTAGTCGAGTCGTTTCCGCTCATATGGCAACGACCCCCTTAGGCGCGATGGTGTAGCGGGCTAGGACCGCGTCAACGTCGGGGATGCCTGTCTGCCAGACGCCAGAGCCCGGAGTGGCCAGGGTGAAGCTTCCGCCTTCGGTCGCAACGAACGAGGTTGCCCGATCGGGAATGCCCGAAGAGGAAGCGGCAAGGATGAACCGGGACCGCTGGATAGCGGCCCGGTAAAGGTCGTTAGGGACCTGCGTCCAGCCGTACTCATAGGAGACGACGACTTGCCCCGGCCCCGGGGTGCCCGAGCCAATAGACCCGTCCCAAAGCTCTTGAAGCGTTACCGCCTGAAGCGTGGCAAAGCCACTAACCTTGCCGATCGGATCGAACGTCAAACCCGTCTGCGCCGTGCCGTCAACCGTCGCGGAGACGAGCTTGTAAACGTCCGCGTCAGGCAGTAGCACAAACCCCGTGTTGTCGAGATTCGTTGTGTACGTGTTACCGCGTGGCACAAAGGACCGCCCGCAGATGCGGGCGAACTCATCCGTAACCGCATCCCTAGCCGCGCTAAGCGCAGCCGTAGGGTACTTAGCGGTGTTAGCGAAAGCCGTATCCGCTGCCCTAAGGTCCGGCAGGTTAAACAGGGACGAGCCGATGACCTCGGCGAACGTCGTTTGCGAGAGCGCAGGCCCGGCCCACGTAACCGTTAGCGGCCCTAGGGCCGACTGGGCCGGAAGAGGGAACGTGTAAGAGCCCGTAGACGGGTTAGACGCAGCACCGCTAGCGACAACCGTTCCCGCTAGGTTCGTGACCGTGACCATAACGGCCCCGGCGTCTATCGGAAGCTCATCCGTCATGAACGTAGTGGTTAGCGTCCCCGAATAGCCGCGTATAAGGCGCACGTTAACCCCCTAAGGAAAGAGGAAAGGGCAGGGCCGTTAAGCCCTGCCCTTTCAGATCACTTGCCGACGAGGGTCTTGAGCGAGCCGGTCAGGTCGGACAGGCCGCCGTCACCGCGCCAAGTCACCTTGTACGAGACCAGGTCGGAACCCCAGCCGTACTCAAACGACTTCTCGACCTGCACGCCGTTGACCTGGCGCACGTAGTACGAGGAGAAGTCGCCGAAGATGACCGCGTTATTGCCGGTCGCCACGGTCGGCATGTTCACGTCAGTGATGACGGGCTTACCCATCAGCACGTCCGGAGTGCCGGACACAAGACCGGGCTGCCAAAGGTACTGACCGTAAGCGTCCTTGACGCCGCGAAGCTTGCCCACGGTCGCGTCATTCATCATGAACTTAGCGCCGCCCCGGTAAGCGTCAATGACGCTGTAGTAGAGCGCGATAATGTCGTCACCCGAGATGGCGCCGACAGTGCCCATGGTGGTGCCCGCGTTGGCCGCGACAGTGGCGGTCAGAACGCCGTTGGGAGTGCCGCCGGTACCATTGCCCACGGTCAGGTCATGAGCGACCTGACGGCCCGCCATCATGCCCGCCTGCTTGGCGATGAACCCGGCGATATCAATACCGGAGTCCTCGACCATTTCCTTGGACACCTGGACGATAACGCCGTACTTCTTAGCGTTAAGGGTGAACTGGTTGAAGGCCGCGTCACTCGTCGGGAACGCGGTGTTCTCGGCGACCGGCGCGACGGTCGGCCGACCGGTGAGGCGCGGGAAGGTCATGGGATTGCCCGACGCCGTGGTGATGATCGTCGGTCCGGCCTGCCAGACGCCAATATTCGGGAGCATGTACTCCAGCACTCGGGCAACGAACGTGGTCGGAATGGTCGCCCCGGCGTTAGCCGCAGAGCCCGTAGTCGCGACACGCTGTTCCGCCGCCGCCAGCGCCGAACGCGCCTCCGCACCCGGACGGATGTAGAGGTCGTTACCGATCGTCAGAGTCTCGCCGTAGTTCAGGCCCCGGATCTCATCCGACAGGGACGGCTGAGCGCCGCGCCCCGTGTTCGGGTCGCCGGAGAAGACCCCAGGCTTGACGCCGAGTCGCGCCGCCCGCTCCCGCAGCTCCGCCGCCTGGGCCTCGCGCTCGCCCTCCTCAACGATGGAACGAGCCTCCGCCCCGAGGCGGTTGAGGTCACCGTCCATACTGTCGAGCTGTGCCCGCTGCTCCGCAGTCGGCTCGCCGGTCAGCGAGTCCGTCAGGGCCTTGCGCTGCTCCCAGATGTTCGCACGCTGCGCCAGAACGGCCTCAGCCTGCGCCCCGTAGTTACTCAAGATTGAACCTCCCCCATGGGGCCGCCTAAGAGCGGCCAAACGAAAGAGGCCCACCCGTCAGGGGTGAGCCTCTGTATGTGTTTGGAGCTAGCCCCTAGAAGGCGTGGCCCCGAAGTCGAATCGCCCGAAGGGCGGTTGTCAGAACGTCGTTGTCCTCCGGCACCGGAGGGAGCGGATTCCACGAACCCGTCATGTCCCGCGCTTCCAGCTCGGCCGCGAGGTCCCACCCGTGCGCGCCGGCCGCGAGCTGTAAAGCCCTCGCCGCGGTCACGCCTGACTCGGTGTCCTCATAGGCCGGATAGGTCACGGGGCTGACGTCGAGCAGGTCAACGTCAATCAGCGTTCGCAGTCGGCCGCGCCCCTCGCGCTGCCAGTCGTCCTCACGGACGCGGAAGCCGAACGAGGATTGCGTGACGTCGCCCCGCTTCATGGACTCGGCAAGGTCCCGCGCGTAGCTGGTGTCCGGGGCGTCCACCTCGTAGTGAAGGCCCGTAGAGTCCTCGGACAGCTTCAGCGTTCCCGAGGTCGTACGCCCCAGGATCAGCCCTGCATCGTGGTTGATCAGCGCCCGGACGTCCTGGCCCTCGTTGATTGCCCGGCCGAAGGCCCCGGCCTGAATCGTTTCCTTGAAGCCCCCGAGGTCGTGTGACCTGGTCTGGAACTTCGCCGCGTAGCCGGTGAACCGGAAACCGGTCCCCGAACTGGTGATGTCAAAGGCGGTCTCTACGGACCGCCGCTCAAAAAGCGTCATGTCTTCCCCCCGTCCGGCGCCGCGCCGTCCTGTTGCTGCTGGTCCGCCGGAGGCGTGAACATCGTTCCGCCGTCGACAACGTCAGGCAGCTTGTTCTTGTCGCTGAAGGTGGGCAGATCCTCATCAATGCCAATCACGTTGACCGGACGGAAGAACTGTTTGCCCTTCCCGCCGGGAATCGGCGGCTGGCCCTCTTCGGCGCGGACCTCGTCAGCGCACTTCATGCCGTTCTGGAGCGCCAGCGCATGCGCCTGGTAGCGCTCGCTCAGCTTGGCCCTAAGCCGCGCATCCATGTTGAACCGCATGGTCTGGAAGCCCGGCAGAAGGAACGTGGATATGGCCTGCTCGACCCTTGCCGCCCACGGGTGCAACGTGTCTTGAGCCATGGCGTAGTTCTGTTCCTCAACGCCCCGGCCCCAAGACGACGTAACCGCCGGGTCAACCCGGTAGGCGGGCACGCGGTAGAACAGCGCGATATCGGACTTCGTGAAGTTGCGTGTCTGCAAGAACTGTGACTGTTCCGGCGTAATGCTGATCGGGTGCCAGGTGGCCCCGCCGGTCAGAACGCCCACAGCGTGACTGTTGGCAACGCCCTGGTGCCGCTTCATGAAATCCTCTTTGAGGCGCTTAGCCTCATCGGGGTTGGCCTTGCCGGGGTGCTGAATGATTCCGGACATATAGGCGCCCTGAGAGAAGAACCGGGCGCCAAACTCTTCCGTAACCATGCTGATCCCGATGGCCTGGCGTGCCGCCTCAAGCGGGCTAAGGCCGGTCAGGTAGCCCGGCATGGACATAGCCGGGATGTGCAGCAGCTCTGTCCGGTCCATCGTGGTCCCGTTCACGTCGTACAGGACGTCCGTCCCGCCCTCTTCCGGGTACGGGTAAACCCACGACGGGTGAATTGGCCACAGCTCAACGACTTCCCCGCGATCGTTCCGCAGCGTAAAAATGTAGGCGTTCCCTGCCACAAGCAGGGACATGAACACGCGCTGCCAGAAGTCGAACGGAGTCATACGATAGTTCGGCTTGCGCAGCCATGCAGGGGCGCGCTGATAGTCGGTCGTACCGTCCGGGTATTCCTTGAACACGTCAACCGGCAGAGACGAAATGGCGTCAACGATTAGGCCAACGCAGTAGTAGACGGCGCTAACCTGCATCGCGGTTTGCTCGTTGACCTGCTTGCCCGAATAGACGGGATCGTTTGCGAGGAAAGCGTTACGGACCCAGTCAACAGGGGGCTGACTCGACAGCCACCCAAGACCCCCCGTGCGCCTCTCGATTCGAGAGAAGACACTCACCGGTATTCAGGCCCCCGCTCAGAGTCCTTGGGGTCCTTAGGCGACAGGGAGAAGCCCACCAGGGCCACGAACACGCCTCCGAGAATCCACCCGAGGGGCCGGTAAACCTGCGACAGTCCGTAAGCTGTGACCAGCACACCGGCGCTCTCAATCAGCGTGGATGCCACGTCATACACTTTTGCGCGCTGGCGCATCGGCCACCCCCCTTAGTCGTCGGACAGGCTGATAAACCCGACCTCCGCGTCATCCTCAGTAAAAGCAACGAAAAGCGCGTTCAACAGCGCCGAAATACCGTCGATCTTGTCGCCAGACTTGGCCTTAGACGGCTTAAACAAGCCGTCGCCCGTGTACTGCACTTCCACGTTGTCAGCCATCCACCTAAGCACCGGATTACCGCCGTGCCGGAGAAGGTTCTCCGCGAGAAGCGTTTCCATCCACTTGCACGGGTCTGTGAGCCGCGCCGACGTCTGCGGCGCCTTAACGCCGTCTAGCCCGCCGTCCTCAAGCTCAGTGACAAGGTTTGTGGCGTTCCACGGGTCATAGCCGAACAGGTCTATACAGAAGTCCTCGGCGTCCTTCTCGATGTCCGCGCGAACGACGCGGTAATCGGTCACGTCGCCATCGGTGATCGTGAGCCAACCCATGTCGCGCCAATACTCAAGCTCGGCGCGCTGCACCCCACGGGCCTTAAGGGCCTTCGACGGAATCCAGAAACGCGGAAGGACTGTAAAGCCCTCAGCGTCCGGGTCCTCCGGCGAACCAGGGAATAACAGCACCCACGCCGTGAAGTCGCTGACGCTGGCCAGGTCGAGCCCGGCATAGCAGCAACGGCCCTTAAGGCTGTCCCTCAGGACAGGCTCAGCGCCGTTTGCGTCCCACGTCTGCATGTCAATCCAGCGCTGAGCCTGCGACACCCACTGATTCAGGCGGAACACGCGGAACGCGTTCTCAGCGGACGGCTTTACCTCGGCCTCTGTCGCCTCGGACCTCAGGTTGCCGATGCTGAGGAAGTCGCCGAGTCCGGGGTTAGCCCAATACCAGCCGGTTGCGGGCTCTCCAGTCTCGGGGTTGCCGGGCTTGCCTTCGTCTCGCCAGTTCCAATCACGCGGTGTGTTTCGCATGAACACAAACCGGGCGGGGTCGGCGGCAGGACGGGCGAGAAGTTGTTCCCCATATTCGTGCTCCTCCAATGCGAAACGCGCCGACGTGTACGCGGCGGTAGTAGTAGCAATGAGAATCGGCTGACGCCGGGTACCGAACCCTTGACGCATCGCATCCCACAGGTGCCGGTCTTTCTGAGTAAGCACCTCATCGAACAAGACCATGTGCGGGTTAGTGCCAAGAGCGCCGGAGGCGTCGCCGGGGAGCACGGCATAAAAGCTGTTCGTGACCGGGTCAAAGATGCGCTTCTTAGATGAGACGATGACCAGCCGCTTAGACAGGATGGGAGAAAGCTCGACCATCCTTCGGGCCACCTCGAAAACGAGTGACGCCTGGTCGCGGTCGGCCGCGACGGAGTAGACCTCGGAGGACTCTTCCCCGTCGCCTACAAGGCCGTACAGGGCGAAGCCGGAGGCAAGCTCAGACTTGCCGTTCTTGCGGGCCATCTCCAGCCACGCAACGCGGTACTGCCTGACCCACTCGTCGTACTGGTCGTCATAGGCCATCGTGCCGAACAGGGGCCTGACAATGTCGTCCTTCTGCCACGGGGTCAGCAGGAACGGCGTACGGGCATAGCGGCCCTTCGTGTGGACCAGGACCCGCTCAAAGAAGTTCACGACGCGGTCGGCCGCGCCGCCATCCCAGACGAACGTGCCCTCTTTGGCGTCAGCCGGAGCATGCGGGGCGAGAAGCATCCTCACCCCCGCTCAAGCTGTGCCGGCGGAGCGCTGTAAAGCGCCCCGCGGGCTTGTCGTCGTTGAGGGTTTGGGGTTGCTACGCCACTGCGAGAGCGCCGGAGCCGAACGTCTTAGCCATGTCCCGCCAGTTCCGAATGCCGGAGGTGACGACCGGGGCCGGGGCCGACGCCACACAGCCCCCGCACAGCCCCTCAGAGGCCACAGGACGACCGCACTCGCCGCACTCGTGCCGTGTCAACGTCGATACCTTCGCGGGCGCCCCTGAGGGCTTCTTGGCGGTCAGGCGGGAACGGACCAGGGAGGCCGGAGCGTGAACCCGGGCCGGAAGCCCGGCGGTCAGCGCCAACATGACCCGATTGCGGTCCGCGCCGTTGGCGAACCACTCGTCAACGAGCGGCGCCAGGGCCTCGACCTCGGAGGCCGACAGGTGCAGACGGGCGTCATAGCGCCCCAGTCCGCCGAGAAGGGTTTCCGCTGGCGACAGCTCCCCGCCCTCCCGCCCCTCTGTGGCGTTGTCGGCGCTGATGGTCTGGGCCGCAACCACGGGGAGGGAGGGTTTCTTTGAAGGGCTTTCTTCGGGGTTACCAGCCGACGACCCGACGACCGGCCCACCGGAAGCCACTGGGGCGGCATTCGGTGCGACCTGCGAAGATGCGCCGTCGCGCACGTCATACAGAACAACCTCGGTGGTGATCTGGCCATGGTCGCCCCGGATGCGCTTCCGCATCAGGTAACCACGGTCCTGAAGCTCAGTCAGCGCAGCGGCAACCGCCTTGCGGCCCTCGGACGACTTCGCCGAGAGAGACTGAATGTCCTCACGCGCCCCCGAGGGCAGCGACAGGAGAAAGGCCAGGATGCCCCGAGCCGTGAAAGACAACTCGTGATCCCGAAGAGTCTGGTTCGGCAGGACCGTAAAGAAGGTCGCCGGGTTGCTACGCTGTATCTGCATCAGGCCGCATCTCCTGGTGTCATGGCCCCGGGGGTGTTCCCGCACCCGCCGGGGCTCCGTCGTTTCGACGGGCCACACAGTAACATCTTTGACACGTCACTCGTCAAGGTCGATACGTTGGCACGCTTTACAGCGGTTGGCCGGCCTAGGGCGCGGCAACGAGCCAGTAAGCCGCGAAGGCGGCCTGAGCTGTCGCCGGGTTGAAGCTCGAAGGCATCACCGTCTGGCCAGGCACGACCAGCGACGTCCGATGCCCCTTGATCGTGGGAATCTGGACACCCCCACCGAACAGGGCCCCGCCGATCTGCGGGTTAGAGCCCATGTGGCACAGAAGGCCCACGTAGTAGGCGGCGCCGTCAACGGCGGTCACCGTGGCCGCTAGCGGGACGTCGACATAGGTTCCAGCGTTGGCCGGGTTCGACAGGACCGACGACACGTCGGCCGTGGCCCCGAGCTGGTTGCCGGACTCGTTGAACAGGGCCAGCGAGTTCGACCCGTTCGGGGTCGCGCCAGCCGTGCCCAACCACAGGCCCAAACTGTTGATCGGCCCCGCCCCGGGCCGGATCAGGGCCAGGATCAGATCATTCGGCGACGCACCCAAGTCCACATGCGAAACCGCCTCGACGGGGAAGGGTTCTCCGGCAAGCCCGAGCTTGCGGGCGTGAAGGTCAAGTGCTGGACCGGCGGGGCCGGTTGCCCCAGTGGCGCCAGCAGATCCGGCAGGGCCGCTAGGGCCTGCGCTGCCTGTTGCGCCGGTAGGCCCAGCTGGGCCAGTAGGTCCCGCAGCTCCCGCAGCTCCGGCGGGACCGGCCGGGCCGGTGAGGTAGATGAAGTTCCCCGCGCTCGGAATGGCCGGAGACAGCGCCAGGAGATCAATCGGCTGCGCAGCAGCAGCGTTGAGGGCCGCATACCAGGAACGCCCCTGTCCCGAACCGTCCGTGAACGTCTCAATGATCTGATAGGTAAACCCGGAGGGGCTCACCGTGGGGTCATCACAGGCAAGGACCGTCACGTCAATGGTTCCGTCAGCCGCAATCGGGACCTGCAAATCTCCGGAAAACCCCGCGTTCGACGCGGCGGAGACGACAAACGACGGCGTCCGGAAGGTAATCCAGCCCTTCCGGGGGCTCTTGTCCGCCTTCAGGTACGTCCCGACCGCGCGGGCCGTCTGCACGGTCACAGGGACCACGGGAGGCATAGCGAACCTCCCTGAGATCAGGCGTGATGGCGGCGGCGATGGTGGTGATTGCCCTTGTGCGGGTGGTGCTGACCAGGCTTCACGTGGTGGTGCTCGTGCACGCCCTTGTGGGGGTGGTGCTTGCCGAGGTGGGCCTTAGACTCGGCCGCCTTCTGCGCGGCCGTCAGATGATGACCCTTGTGCGGGTGGTGGTGGCCGGGCTGCACGTGGTGGTGGACGTGGGCGCCGGGGCGCGGCCGGTGGTTACCGATGTGGTGGTGACCGATGTGTGAGCCCGGGGCGTGCGGATGGGTTGGCGGCCGAACCGGCTTCACCGTATGGACCTTCAGAATCCCCGGGGCCCTGCGGACCCGAGCAACCCGGGGCACCCTCGTTGCGACTAGACGACGTGCCACCGTTCACCCCCTCGTTGTTGGCGGGAGACCAGGGGGAGCAAGCTCAACCCCTGGCCTCGACCGCATCCCCCAGCCGTACCCCCGCGCCGGCCGGAAGCTGTAAAGCGAACCGCGGAACTAGGCGCCGATGATGGCGCCGATATCGTCTTGGTCCGAGCCGTCGTCCGGGATGGTCAGCCGCGCCCGCGTAGCAGGCGACAGGCCGAACTGAGACCCAACCTTCAGCATCAGATCGGCAGAGTCCCGCATGATCTGAGCCGCCGGATTTTTGGCCATGCCGCCCCGGTAGGACTCGACTAGGACACCCTCACGCCTGACCCGCTCCGAAGCCTCGACGTACGTCGCCCACGCTTCGCAGTAGACCGCCAAGGCGTGACCGTCAACGACAGTCAGAAGCCCAATGCGCGCCAGCTCGGGAACAAGCTCGCGCCAGGCCGACGCCGCGCGGCCGGTCAGCCAATCAGGCATCACCGGTTCGCCCTTGGCGGGCTGAGGCTCGTTCTCGTTCAAGGGCCGATTACCCGGATTACCCGTCAAAACTTTGAGGTGGGACGGTTTCGGGAGAGGCCCAGGCACGAGAAGTTCACCCCCTCATCGGTTGTGCTTGCGCGAGTTGCAGGATCGACAGAGAACCTGAATGTTGGCCAGGCCGTCACTGCCCCCGCGTGAACGGGGGATGATGTGGTCGGCCGTGAGATCGGCGACGGAGCCGCACTTGACACAGAACGGGTTGGCCAGCCGCGCCAGGCGGCTGTTTACCGCCCATTGGCTTGAGTAGCGCTCGGTTGACTTGTGTTGAGAGCAGTACGGTTCCCCGAGGGGAACGAGTCGCGGGCAGCGACGGCATACCGACCGGGGCAAGTTGACCAGCCCCCTTAATAAGCCGCCTTAAGGGCGGCATTAACTCAAGCTTGTTCCGCCTCGCTTCAGGGCGAGGCGGTTAAGATCTTCAGCCGTGGTTAGCTGGGGCCGTTGGAGGCCCCTCTAACTTAGTTAGTTACTAAGTAGGCTGCTCTGGGGCAGCCTACAGAGAGTTACTAGCTAGTCTCTGTAGGACAACGGGCCTGGAAGGCCCTTGTTACTACCCTCTACTAATTAAACTGGTGCCGCACACACCAGCCGTCCCCCAAGACGGCATGTGAACTACGTCACACAACACAGAGTAACGATGGTATCGACGTTGACAGACCCTCCGGGATGTGCTTAGCTCTACCCCGCAAGGCCCTCCGAGGCTGTGACCTGGTAAAACAGGCCCTCCTCAGGGGGCCTTAGTTGCGTTTGCCATCAGTGCAAAAAGCCGCTCTAACTTGCAGCGAAAAAAAGAAGCC